ACCTTGCCTTCAACAACAAGCTGCGCCATTTTCTTATACTTGCGAAAGGCATTTCGCTTGTTTTCGTTCTTGATACGGCAAAGCACTTTACCGTCTTTGATGTAGGTGTGAAAGCCGAGAAATTTAATACCTTGCTTGAATGGCATTATTTGCGTTTTGCCGTTCAGCGTTAAATTCAAACTGTGTATGATTTCTTCAATCTGAAGAAGGCATTGTTTCAAGTATTCTTTGTCCTGATGTATCAGGTAAAAATCATCCATATACCTGCCGTAATACCTGATGTTTGTTTCTGAAGCCACAAAGCCGTCTAATTCGTGCAAATACATTAAAGCAAACACCTGACTTGACTGGTTGCCTAAAGGCAGACCAGCGCCTTCTGTGCTGTCAATAATCGCATCACACAGCCACAACAAATCAGGTTCATCAAAATATTTGCGCAATAGCCCCTTCACAATGTCGTGGTCAATCGTATAGAAAAACTTTGTCACATCTGCCTTCAAAATATATCCGCACATACCGTGTTCATCATAGAAGGCTTGCATCTGCTCTTTCAGGGTGTTCAGCCCGAACAATGTACCTTTGCCCTTCTGCCCTGCAAAATTATTCCTGATGAATACATCTTGCAGTTTTGGCAGAAGCACATTATCGCAAAGCGAATGTTGAACAACCTTGTCCTTGAATGATGCCGCTTCAATCAAGCGCTGCTTCGGCTCATACACATAAAAACTGTTATACTTTGTAACTTGATATTCTTTGTTTTCAAGCATCAGTTTCAATCGTTGTATGCCGTCAAGCGCTCTGATTTCAAACTGTGCGGCGCTGTTGCGGTATCCTTTACCCGCCTTCGCCTTCTTGTATGCTTTGTATAGATTGTTAAAATCACATATCTTTTCAAAATCTGTCATATATCACTTTTATTGCAACGGTCAAAAGAAAGGCGGCAAGTTCGTTTGAAAGGAATGTACTGATTTCGGCTTATAGCGTACTCCGTCTGACTTTTTCCCAAATCGCACGAACCCCGTTGTTGTTGTTACAATTGTTGTTGTTCATATTACCGCCGCAAGCAACGCAGCGAATGTGCAAATTCAACCTGCCGCCTGTGCTGATTATCTTTGTTTATCCTTTGACCGCCATGCAATAGTCATAAATTTTATATCAGTAACAAGTTTTGACCAAAAATCAGCACTATTTGATTGAATGATTTGCAAATCAAGGCACATTTCAATATAAAAAAGCAGTTCATCACAATACAAAATTGCTTTTGTCTGCAATTCATTTCTTGCCGCTTTGTCGGTCAAAAGCGTTCTGTTCGCTTCAAGCAAATTTTCATATATTTTCATTGCCTTGTTTTGCATCTTGTCACAAAGCGTAAAGCGGTATTTTTTAGGAAACTTCTTGCAATTTGAAGTAACCCTGATTGTATGAACACACAACTTTTTCGCCTTGATGATGACCTGCAAATCACCTTCTTGTTTCATTGATATACTCCTTATTCAGATACAAAGATATTAGATTTGAAGATGCAAACCGCACGAACCCCGAAGCTGTAGTTACAATAGCCGTTGCCCACATCACCGCCGCAAGCAACGCCGCGAACAGCGTACTGAATATCACGGCGGGGTGTTGAAACTGCATTCGCAAGCCACCACCAGTCATCAACTTCATACGGTTCTATGCCTTCACTATGTTTGCGGTATTGCACATCAGTCAGAAGACCTGTTTTGCGGGTAATTGAACCGTAATCCTTTAACCCGTCATCTGTTGTCAGGTCAATTTCAAATTCACACATATTATCAGCGCCGATATTATCAGCAATTTTGCTTTCAAAATCATCAAGAACCTTCAGCACGGATGCATTCGCAAGGTTGTTTGTGTCTTCGTCAAACTGCGTATTTTTAGCAATAAAATTCCTTGTCAAACAAATTGTTGCGCCGTGATTGTCCTGTTCAAGTACAATGAATTCTGTATCACCGATTTTGAAGGTTTTGTACTGCTCAATGTCGGCAAGCTGCACTTTGCTATGCTCTTTTACAATCTTGACTTCGTAACCGAGCACCTTTGTGATTTCTTCAATTGTCATTTCTTTAATTTCGTTCATAATATAGTCCTTTCGTGTTAAAGATAGTTTTTACTGAATATCTGCCTGAATTTATCTTTTGACCAGCCGTATCGCTTCATTGCCGCCTTCTGCCCTTCTTCGTGAAGGTATTGCATTTTGTCTTTGTTGAAATGCACCCCTTCAGGCGGTTCATTGTGGCAATCGTGATGCAATCTGACCTTCAGACCGTAATGTTCACTTTTTTTGCGGTTCGCACCGCCGAATATATGATGCCACTCCGTTGCGCCGTACCCGCCGCATAAGAAGCACACATCATCATCTTGCTGTAATATTGATTTACTCATTTGACCACCCCTGCATCAGCGTTGCAAGTTCACTGGGGGTCATTGTTGAAATACCGACAGACTGACAGTCCTGCACAACCATATCAATTAAGCGTGACATTTGCTTTGTGTCATAGGTGCTTGACCCGTAATACAGAATGACATTTGTGCAGCCCTTCAGCTTGCTTGCTGTCTTTTCGGTCTGCCACCCTATGCCGTTATGTTCCCAGCCCTTCGTTAAATCATCAACCGCTTTGTCAGGCACACAAATAATCGTATTGTTGCCGCCTATGTGCCTGATATAACTTCTGTATATCTCAATAGCGGGTATGTTGATTTCTTCGGCAAGTTTATTCAGCAGCACCCAAAAATACGCATTTGCATCAAGGGAGCGCCTTTTCCTGAAGCGTACAAGGCGGCAGGTCAGGTCAAGGTCTGTCAACTTTTCTGCTTCGGCAAAGATGTTCTTTTCGGTTTCAACCGTCAGCCTTGCCGCCCCCGTCTTGTAATCTCTTGTCAGGTCAATAATGCGGCATCTAAAGTCATCCATTTTTCAAACTGCTCCTTTCGGGGGAAAAAACCTTCTTTCAGGCATTGCGCAAGGTATGTCAATTTCGGCAAAAAGTCATTCTGTATAAAAGCATCATTCGGTTCAATCTCATAGAATGAAAGCCTGTCAGGGTCAATGTCATTGAAAAAGTTTTTGTAATCACCGTCTGTCAAGCCGTATGCGACCACAAAAGCCTTTTTCAGCCCTGCCGCAAATAACTGAACCCACACCTGCCGTTTGTACCGTATAGGCAATTTGAAGCCCTTTTCAAAGCGGTATGTTTTCACTTCAAAAATTGTATCTTCTGAATTGCCGTCAAGGTTCACCCGCAAACGAACATCAGGCAACCTAATTTGCTTGTCTTTTTCGGGTGCTTTTATGAAGTCAAGTATTTTGTGTTCATAATGCGTACCCGCAAGCATTGCTTCATTCGTGAAATTGTTGCTGTTGAAGGCTGCCTTTTCAAGCCACCAGTTTGCAAATGATGCTGTTGACCAATTGCCGATTATGTAATTGACATCTGATGCGCCGAACCAGCCGCTTCTGTCTTTACTTGCTATCATTGCCGTTCAACATATCGTTCAGCGTTCTTTCAAAACGATTGATTGAAGTGAAGTATGAAAACAAGCCTTTCATTTCTTCAATCGTCATATTGTTGCGCTGGGCAATTTCGTCTTCGCTGATGCCCTGCTTCATTAGGGTTGTGACCTTTTCAAGAATGCGCTCCTTGATTGCCTTTAATGAATGCTTGCTTAAATCGTCAGCAACATCAGTAATATCATCAATATCTTCTGACCATAAGCCGAACCCCAAGCCCGTGCGAATTGCAACACCTTTGACAAATGCCCTTTTCTGCGCATTGCCCAAGCGCTGCTGGGTCAACGAATTGTCTTTCACAGGGTTTGACCCATTCATCAGCGGTTCACGCTGAACAAATTGCAAGTCATCAATCGTGACCTTCACGGCAACTTCATAACAATTGTTTGTATTGCCATTCTTATCGGTGAAGGTCTTTTCGCTCATAAACAAGGAACTGCCGTTTGCATTCGTCAGCGGTTCAAAGTCAACATATTCAGCGCCGTGCTGATGCAGAAGGTCAACACATACCGCCCACGGCAGATAGTCTGCGCCATCTCTTTTTTTGATATACTGCGACAAATCAAGTTCACGCAGTTCATTGAAACCTTTTAACATAAACTATCAACACTCCTTTTGTAATGTTCATCAAGGCAATCTTCGCAGATTTCATCACCTTCAATTTCGTAATAATTTTCATAAATTTCACCGCCGCACAAATCGCAGGTGACGGTGACATTGCACCCATGCGTCTGACGGCAATTGTCACAATCAAGTGCGCCAGTGCAGCCTACCCCGTTACAACTAATTGCCATTGACTGTTTCACCGCCTTCTTCAGGTGCCGCCGCTTCTTCTTCGTCTTTGTAGCGGCACTTTTCAAAGATGCCTTCAATGCGCTCCAGCGGCAAGGTTGCGTTTGTGACATCAGCCCACATATCAACTGAAGCGCTGCCCTTTTCAACATCGTCCGTGTGAACAACAACACCAACAGCAAGCCTGTCTTTCTTGACCCTGCACAAAACCTTGTCACCCTTATTCAAGCCCGTGAAGGCGGGTGCTTCATACAAGTAAACCTTTTCGCTGTTCGGATGTCTGACAATGACAAGCCCTGTCCATTCATTCTGCATATTGCTCCTCCTTTAATACACTTAATACAACCGCATCAATGTAACACTTTTGCATTTCGTACATATCTGATGCAGTTTGCGCCTTGTGCGCTTCTCTGCGTTCTTCACGCTCTTTTTTGTCTGCAATCTTGAATACAATGCTGCACACTACAAAAGCAACGAACCCTGCCGCCGCAAACGGTACAAGCGTGAAGCATAATGTCAAAATCAAATCAATAAATTCTGCAAGCATAATTACACCGCCTTTTCTGTGATGCCTGTTTCTTCAAAAAATTTCTTGCGGTTTATGTAGTAATTCCACCTGCCGTTGTTATATACGGCATAGCCGAACCCGAACCGCTTGTCCTGCAACCCTTTTCTGACGAATGCGGGGTTTTTGTGCATTAGCACCGCCGCTTCTTCAACCTTCAGGGTTTCTGTGTTTTCAAAAATAAATATCACGCTCCTTGCTTTTTGCGGTGACATTTGCTATAATCAAGTATGATTTGGGCTTGATGTATAACAAACATCAACCTTGCCGCCTGTTTATCGGGCGGCGCTTTTTTTATTTGTCGGCATACATTTTTTCAAGTTCGGCTTCTGTAATACCCGCTTTTTTTAACTCTTTGCCCCGCTTCTCATAAAAGCGTAACTGATACAGGCGCTGTCGGCGCTTATACTTCAAGCGCTGTTCTTTTTCAGCAAGTTTGACATCTTCGGATTGACTTAATCTTTCAATTTCAAACTCCACCTGTTCATCAGTTAAAAATTTATCGCTGCTTTTCATTTTGTCATTCACCTTTCTGTTTTGTTATTCATAGACCTAATTTAACGGCACACAATATTGAAATAAGCAATGCGGCGCCAGAAAGCATCAACGGCATAATATCAAAAATTGTGTGTGTAATGCTGTTCCGCCTTATTTCGTATGTCTTTTTTTGCAGTTCAAGCGTTTCAGCAGTCATTGCATCAATCTCCTTCAAGCCGTCATCAATTTCAATGTTGTGCACGTCCTGTTCTGCCGCAAATTTTTCAAGCCGTTCAATGCGTTTGAATATACTTTTGATTGTTTTCACCTTCTTTCTTTTTCATATAGTTTGCCGTTTTTGGCTAACCTTCAGGGCATAAAATAATAAGGTTAAGCGGGATATGTGATAATTTTGAAATCATCATTGCCTTGTCAACTGGCGGTGTGTTTTTGTACTTTTCCCAGTTCTTTATGGTTGTAACAGAAACATTTAGCGCCGTTGCAAGTTCGCTTTGCGTTAACCCCGCATTCACCCTGCAAGCCTCTAAAGAAATAAACGGTTTCTTTCGCATACCGAACCCCCTTTCGTTTGTGATGTCTTCATCAGTTTACCACTTTCGGTAAACCTTGTCAACCCCAAAAATGAAAACTTTTTGTCCGTGAATAAAAAAATGTTGACTTTTTCGGCAAACCCGATATAATATATAATTGTAGAGGTGATAATATGAAAACTGAAATGGAAATCAAACTGAAACAAGAAATCAAAAGGGCATTTTCATACAATCTGAAATACTGGTTGAACAAACGCAACCTGAAGCAAATTGACCTTGTAAATCGTTTGCATCTTTCAAAATCAACCGTATCACAATGGCTGAACCCGAACAGCCGCAAGATGCCCAGCACAACTACGCTGAACAAAATTGCAGAAATATTAGATGTTGATTTGTCTGATTTATTAGAAGACAATGTTGCTTCGTTCAAATTTTCTGATGTTGAAAATATTGCACCCCTGCCCCGAACAAAGCGCCGCCCCCGTTTAGGTGTCATTGCTTGCGGTGAACCTATACTGGCGCAAGAAAATATTGAAGATTATGATGATGTGCCTGAAGATATGCAATGCGACTTCACCTTGATTTGTCAGGGTGACAGTATGACAGGTGCAAGAATAAATGAAGGTGACATTGTATATATCAAAGAACAGCCGATTGTTGATAACGGTGAAATTGCTGCTTGCCGTGTTGACGGTGAATTTGACAGCCGTGTGACATTAAAGCGCTTCTTCAAATACGATGACAGGGTTGTACTTCAATCTGAAAACCCGCAATACCCGCCCTTCGTTTACATCAAAGAAGAAATGAACAAGGTACATATTTTAGGTAAAGCCGTAGGCTTCACAAGCAAGTTATAAATCAAGGAGTAATAACAAATGAAGGTAGGTTATAGAAAACCCAGCATCAAGAAATCTGTTAAAGCAAGAACAACAGGAAAAGCAAAACGAAAAGTAAAAAAAGCCATCAACCCCCTTTATGGTAAAAAGGGTATGGGCTATATAAAAAATCCTTCTAAAGCCGTAAAAAGCAAAGTATATCACAAAACCACCTTCGGCACATCTGATATTTTCAAAGCCACTAAATCTTCAGGCAAGAAAAAATCAAAACAGCCCCTTAACGATAACGAAAAAACGCTGATTGCATTGATATTCTTTTTTCCTGTCGGTCTGTATTTCTTATGGGCAAAATGTACTTGGAAAAAGTGGGTTAAAATAGCAATTACCGTATTTTTTGCAATACTGATGATAATTGCAATACTGTAATGGCAAACACCATTACCGAAAAGAACCTTTGACAAGGCGAAAACCATTACAAAAAAACACCCCCAACCGTCTGCAAACGGTCAGGGGTGCGGCAGGTGTGATACACACCCACCTGATAGTAACAATATTGTATCACACCTTGCCCCTTTATTCAAGGGGTATTTTTGCGCCCTTTTCTGCCGTTATCGTGCATCTTTTTCAAAAAAAGATGTTTGATAAATAGCGGACAGGTTGCCACAATGCCCCCAAATTTCAATTTTTAGGTGAAATGAATGTAACTTCACCACATAGAAAGGAAAAAGTGATACAATGCGACTTCCTAACGGATACGGCAGTATAACAAAACAGAAGGGCAGCCGCCGCAACCCTTATCTTGTCAGAGTACCTGCGGGGCTTGACGAAAGGGGCATATACATCAGGAAGATTTTAGGGTCATATCCTTCATACAAGAAAGCGGCTGAAGCCCTTGCCGAATACAACCGTGACCCCTATGATATTGATACAATCAAACTGACCTTCGCTGATGTCTATGAAGAATGGATTGAAACCCCTGCTTTTGATGCTCTGTCAGACAGTACAAAGAAGGGGTACAGGTCAGCATTCAAGAAGTATGAAACGCTGCACACAAAGCCCTTCTTGAAAATCAAGCGGGTTGAATTGCAGCATTGCATTGACAATAACACAAGCGGCTATGTGTCAAACCGTGAAATGAAGAACCTTGCTTCAAAGATGTATCAATACTGTATATTAAAAGAAATCATCAAGGAAAACAAAGCGGTGATGCTTGATGTCGGTTCACCGAAAAACACCGCAAAAGAAAAGATACCGTATTCAGATGAAGAAATTGACATCTTGTGGCAAAATACAGAAGATGACATCATCAAAATCATTCTGATTTTCATATATACGGGGGTCAGGTGCAATGAATTGCTGATGCTTCAGAAACAGCACCTGCATCTTGACGAACAGTATTTTGAAGTAATCAAAAGCAAAACTGAAGCGGGGGTGCGTGATGTGCCGATTGCTGATTGCATTGTGCCGTTCTTTGAACACTTCAAGAAGAAGTCAAAATGCAAATGGGTCTTCACAGGTGACAAAGGCGGCAGGTTGCCTGATGACTGGTTCAGACGGCTTCAGGCAAAGGCGCTGGGCGCTCTGAACATCAAGCACACAACCCATGAAGCAAGGCACACTTGCATCACGCAACTGACCGTTCACAATGTCAATGAAAGCGTTATCAAAGAAATTGTCGGGCATAAGGCAGCGCAGACCTTCACAGAAAGGGTTTACACACATATCTATATGAAGACAAAGATTGATGCGGTCAATCAAATACACACATAAAAAAGGGGCGGCAAAATGCCGCCCCTTTTTCTTTGCAAGATTCTGTTGTGTTTCCCGCGTGTTACCAGTATGTATCCCGTAAGGTAGTTTTTTGTAGGTTTATGTAGGTTGACAAAATAAGAAGAAACCCGCATTTTCCCGTATTTCTGCGGTTCAATGTAGGTTTCTAATGCGTGGTGGAGATGGCGGGTGTTTGTAGGTTTTATGTGCCTTTGCAAGCCTTTTGTTTCCCGTGCGTATCCCCCACAACAGTTCGCTACCCACACGCAATAGGTCTTCATTATTATTTACATTATAATATGATACCTGAAAAATGCAATAAAAAAAGCCCCCTTCGCAGAAGCAAAAGGGGGCAATTTGTTATTTGATGTATTTGTTTTTGTTGTAGTATGCGGCAACATAGCCTGAAGGTATCTGAAGCCAAATGTTGTTGCCTTCTTTGATGACCTTCTGCGCTGTTACCCTTGTGCCTTTTTTCAGCACAGCATACTTGCCTGACTTCGCATTCTTTTTGCCGTTAGCCGTCAGTTCGGTAAGCAGCTTTTGTGCGTACTTTGTGCCAGCGCCTTTGCGCACCTTCAAATCGGTTTGCAGGGTGTATGTCTTGCCAGCCGTGTATGTCGGCGCAGAAGAAGCGGGAGTCTTCGGCTTTTTGAGTGTTGATGCTGACCCGCTAAAAATGTTTTCATACAGGTAATTTGTATCAACATTGCCCTTCGCACCGTCAACCTTGCCCTTGCTGCTGTTCTGCCACATCTGATATTCACCCTTGTATTTGTCGGTGCCTGATGTGTAGTGCGCAATCCAAGTGTAGTATTTTTTGACCGTTGAATTCAACTTGTTTCTGAACCAGTCAAGGCTTGCATAGATACCGACCCTGTAACCGCCCTTTTTGATTGCGGTATTGAAAGCATCTGTAATTGCGGTCAGCTTTGTTTTGCCAAGCCCCGCAATTGTCGGGTCTTCTATATCACAGTATATCGGCAGTTCAAAGGTCTTGCCTTTAATCTGTTTCAGCACCCATTCAGCGCCCTTCGTTGCGGCAGCGGCGGTCTTTGAATAAATGTAAACATAAGCGCCAAGTTTAACCCCCGCTTTTTTTGCGGCGGCATAGTTTTTTTCAAACAGCTTGTCCATTTTATTCTGCGTATTGCCGACCCAGCAGATGCGCAAGATTGCAAAATCAACCTTCTTTGCGACCTTTGCCCAATCAACCGTGCCGTTGTGTTCAGAAATATCAACACCGAAATATGTTTTGTTCACAGTCTTCACTCCTTCGTATGATACAAGATAATAACAAGGGTTGCGGTCTTGCGTTGCCTTCTTCATTTCAGCCGCCGTGACAATGCAGCCGTGTTCAGTTTTCTTGACAATTCGTGTCGGTCTTGCGTAACTGTCATATTTGCCAGCATACATAGAAGGGTCAACAACTTCAATGTTGTTGCCGTTCATTCGGTATGCGACAACATAATGACCGCCCGTGCTGAACACATTGTACTTGTCACCCTGATTGCAGATTGCCATGCCGCCTGATTTCAGGTGCTTCACAAGGTCATCAACATTGTTTGTCACCTTGAAAGAAAAGCCCTTGTTTTCAGCACACAGTGCCTTCAAAAGCGTTGCTTCATTCGTGCCGTAATTGATACGGGCTTTGTGCGCAATGCTGAAGACTGCCATTTGTGCGGGTGTATATAAGGTCTTGCCGACATAGTTATCAAAAACAATACAGGCGGCAACAACACCGCACCCGCTGCTTTTCACCGTTGCCTTCGTGCCGTCAGGCTTATTGTAGGCAACCTTGTCATAATCGTTTTGGTTAAAATAAATCATCCGTCAGACTCCCTGCCACTTTCGGCATCTTCATCAATTTCATCATTTTCTTCTTTAGTCTTCTTGTCACCTGTTGACCTTAACTGTAAAAGCACATCTTTCAGCTTCTGCGGTATCGGTACAAATTCAGCCGCATTTTCGAGAATTGAAATACTTTCATTACAAATAAAAAATGTGATTGTCACTTCACGGAGCGGCACAGTATTATTCAATACCCGCTGAAGCACAACCGCAACAACAACCACAACAAATATAATGAATTTCTTAATCAACCCCTTGAAGCCGACTTCGCTTGAAACAGTCTTTGTGTAAAAGCCTTTTGCAAGCCCCGTCACATAATCAAGAACAACAAGGACAATCAGGGCGTACAGAAGAACATCAAAGCCCCCGAACATAAACGCTAATACACCTCCGATTGTGCCACCCAGCACAGAAAAAATATTAAAGACTTTCATAGTAAAGCACTCCTTTTTAGCATAAAAATAACCCTGCTGATTACATCAACAAGGTTGTATCAATTATTCGGTTTTGAAGGAAACTTCACATCATACGGGAAGCCCTCCTGCTGCGGGATATCTCTTAATGCCTGACGATATACCGCCATTTGACAACTGCAAGCCGCCGCAAGTTCGGTGCATATTGTTTTCACCACCGCAAGAAGCGTTGATGCGGTGATTTTATCAGGGAATGTGATGCCCAGCCTGTCAAAGGTGAAATCTTTGTCGGTGTCGGCAAGAAGGGCATTTCGCTTTGCCCTGATTTCTTTTGCCAGCCTGTTATACTCTGCCTGTTTCGCCGCCGCAAGCCAGTCTTCAAATTTGTTTTCAACATCTTCTGCAAGCCCCTGACGGTTCGTTGTTTCAAAGGTGTAACTGTCATATTTGTACGACAAAATCTTTTCCCCGTCAACTTCAGCTTCAATGCGTTCAATGTTATCAGCAAATCTGATGACCGCTTTGCCTTCAGACACATTGACCTGATAGGCAGCGGGTCTGCTGCTGCTTTCTGCTTTCATTTTTGGTAACCTCCTTTATCTTGTCAAAATCAAGATACGGTTTAATGTATTTGTTGTAAGAAGCCGCTGGGGGTCAGTGTCCCCCAGACCCCCTATTGATATGACCTGTAAGAAAGACGGGCACCGCACCGATTATTCACATTCGTATCAGTAGCATTAGTGTTGCAATAGAAGGCGAACAAGCCACAAGAAAAGTCATAACCGCCGCCGAAACGAACCGATTTGACCATGTCCGCGCCTGCGCATATTGTCTTATCGCAAAAATCAGTATCTGATGCGCCGCCGTTCTCTGTCGGCAAGGTTGCCCACGGATATGCTTCATCAAGACCCAATTTTCTGACAAAGCCTATCATTGTAGCATTATAACCCAGTTTCGCATAATCGTCTGTAATAGCCGTACCGTATGCCGCAAGTTTGTCTGTTACAAAATACTCGTAGCGCCTTTTCAGCACACCTGCAAGCCATGTGTATTTGCCGTACAGGTTTTCAATGCCCCTGTAAACGAAGTCACTTCCTTGGTCTTTAGGTGCTGCAAACGAACCTGACAAATACCCAACTTCATAATAGATGTAATTTGTTACACCATTTCTGCCGATATTTACCATGAATTGTTCTTTATTGTGAATATCAACCGCCCCGCCGTCAAAGGTAATCTTCAAAAGGTCAACACCTTTTGCTTCATCTTTGCCGACAACTTGAACATTCGTGATGTTCCTGATTGCGTATGGACCGTTCGTTTCATCTTTGACATCACAATCACCCGTTACATCTTCAGCAGCTATGCCGAAAATTGAAATTTCCTGACCGACAAAGTATTCATTTTCGCCGTACACAAAGAATTCATTGCCCCGTGTCACAAGTGATGTGTCGGGATTATCTGCCATGACCTGCTCTAATGATACATACATATAATCAGCAACATACTCTGAATCCGCTGCATAGAACACTGACTGGCTGTCAAGTGTTGCAAATTCAACAATGAACAGCGGCACAAGCACATCTGAATATTCAGCAATATCAAGCTGATGCCAGTTTGTACCCCTTGTCTTTGCGTATTCAACCGCCCAACTATATGCAAAGTCTGCTGCCTTTGCTGTCGGTGTTGATTTACTGTCAAGGATATTTTCGTTGTCATTTGTCGACAAAAACGCTGCAATGTAAATGTGGTCAAGTTCGGTGCCGTCTGCCGCAATAAAGGGCTTCGGCAGCCTGTACCTGCTGTTAATTTTTTCTTTTGAAATGTACCAGTATTCTTTTGCACCGCTTTCATCAAAATAGTGCGCAATATAGAATTTCGGTATTTCGACCATGACCTGACCGTCTGTGCCGTCTTCCTTATAATCGGGGTCATCTTCATAATGATTTACAGCACCGTTGTTTGAAAGTGTGCACCGTTTGATTTCGCTCCACGGGTAAATCGTGTCAAAATCATTTCTGATTTCTTCATCGTTATTACCCTTGAAGACCTGCGCAATTAAACCTGTTGCATCACCCACCCTTGTAAGTGTCGGGCTATGACTAGGAATGTCACGGCACACACCGTACTTCGGCACTTCGCCGTCAATGACACCGCAATCATAACTTGTTGCATCATTAAAGTAAATCATCAGGTGATGATTTACAACCTGAATTGAAGCAATTGATTTGCCCTTCAAGTTCGGCGTGGTTATCGTTTCAGCGCCGATTGATATACTTAAAATATACTCTGACTCATTGTCACTTTCAACCGTAACTTCACTTTGATTTAACTGTGCGGCTTTTTCTTCAATCTTTTCTGTGATGTGGTCTTTGATTGCATTAACCGACAGGGCTTTTGTGCCGTTGTCTGTTTCAACAACAAAGGTTTCATCACCGTTGAATTCCTCCAGCAATTCATACTGTCTAATTCGTGCCATAGTTAATCACCCCTTTATACACCGATTACATAGCGCAGCACAAAACGGGAATTTTCATACTTGATACCACAAGCGCCTGTACCCGATTTATTGTTACTGTCATTGCCTGTAATCTTCGTGTCATTGATGTAAATGTACTTGTTTGCCGCCTTTGAAAAAAGGCGTTCAAACAAGCAGAAACTCCAACCGCGACCATTATGCTTTGAAACAGCCGCCTTCGGTATGAAGAATGAATGAAAAGTCCCGTCTTTCGCTTCTTTATCAGCGTATAAACTAAAGACAAGCACAATGCCGTTTGTTTGATTTTGAACAGAAGGTATTGTGAATGAATGCGCTGCCGTCATATAGTAAGCACCTGACCACAAGATGCTGTTTGCGTTTATGTTTGCAAACTTTGTGTTCACCATGTCTGCAAAGCGCACCTGCGTTTCGTTTATGCTTTTGATGCTTTGCGCCGTTCTTTCTTCTGAAGAAAGAATTGAAGCGCTTATCGCCGCAAAAGATGCTTTCAGCGAATTGATTGTGTTGCACACACCTGCAATTGAAACAATTGAAAAGCCGTCTAATTCAACCTTGAACAACGGCATTTCGTGAAGCAATGCACCGCCCCTAATGTCACCCTGCGTGACAGCAGGTACAGCGGGGTCAGATGCGGCGGGTGTACCCGTCACAATATCAATTTCAGCGCCTTCAATACCTTCCTGCGCTTTCGTATAACGGCAAACAATCAGGTCAAAGCGTTTCATACCATTCTGACCCTGCGCAACCGTCACGGTATCTGTCTGCTGCACTCTGATATGTGTGCCTTGCAGCACAACTTCAGCATCAGGCATCTGCACAACATTGTTGTCAAGCTGCGTTGCAACAAATGTGCTGGTGTCATCACTTAACAGGTAATCATTACTGCCGATAATTGCTTTGAGCAAAGCGCGGACATCATCAGAAGTGATGTGCGGTGTGCCTGTATGACCTGTAATAATTTTAGGCATTATTGTTTACCCCCTATTTCATAAGATATTGATTGTTTTTTGTTGTTGTATTTTATAATTTTCCTTGTAATAGGCTGGGCAATCGTCAAGCCTGTAATGTAGTCCCTGCCACCGACAACATCACCGATTTCAAGTTCAATGTCATCTTTCATTGTCATTGAATATTCGTCAGCTGCATTGATTTCTGCAAACTTCTTCACTGCATCTGCTGCAAAGTCTTCTGTTGATGTATTATCATACAAGTACACCTTGACATTATCGCCCTTCGGTATTGCGCTGACCTGCGTTACAGCACCACCCGCATCACAACGAAAATAAAGCACTTGCCTTTTGTGAAGTTCACCTTTGCCAAGTGCTATCATATAGTTATATTTGTTTGTAACCCTTTTGATTTTGAAATTCACATCATTGTCCTGTGAAAATTCAATGTCTTCAGAATAATCAACAAGCGGTTTTGCGGCAAGTTCAATGAAGAAGTCATCTTCAACCCGCACCGCCTTTATACTTAATCTGAAGTCCTTTGAAGCAAGCATCTTGTTGATGCCGTCAAGCAAACTGCAATAACGGTCAAACTGAAAGCCCGAAACGGAAACGCCAGTGCTTGCGCTTGACACCCTGAAAAGCATATTTGAAAATGCGCTGTTCATAAGCTGCGCAATACAGGCATTCAGTTCACCGCTTATCGTCTTATAGTCCTGACCGCTTGCAGGTTCAATGTACTTTTTCTTCAGCATTCCCCTGAAGGTATCGCCTGTCAGCGTTTTTTTACGCTCTTTTGTGCTGATTTCAGGGTCATTGAATATGCCGCCGTATTCGGTGCCTATGCAATATAAAATATTGCCTTCAATGTGCGCTTCAGGATTATAACTGTCCAGCGCTATGCTGATTTGAAAGTCATCTGATGCACCGACATCAAAATCAAGACTTGCGCCTTCGTCTAAAAAACACAAGTCTTTTTTGTTTGCATCTGCAATTATAAACTCCATAATCAATCACCTGCCGCCGATTGTACGCTGATAGGTTCGTTGTAATTGTCCCTGATGTATTCGCCGTTTGTATCAATAAGGTAATACCTACTGTCAACAACTTCAATGTCGGCAATATCTGATACGCTCTTTGCAGTGTATGACCATTCAGGTTCAGACCGCTGCTGCAACAGCATCAGGTCAAATGAAAATTCATTATTCCATTGTACCTGCTTGTTGCCGCTGGGTATCGCTGCAAAGACCGTCTGTTCTTTGTTGCGACAATTGAAATAATTTTCAACATTGCCCTGCAAATCATATTTGTAAATTTTCTTTGTCAGGGTGTTCACTTCAAGCCTTTCACCAGCCGACAATTCACAATTGAATAAATAGGTGTAATCACCGATTGTGATTTGCGGGTTTTCACAAGCGCCGTATATATTCAATATAAACTGACTTGCAAATGCAAAGGGGTTTATCAGGGTATTTGTTGCATAAGATACTGCCTGAAGGTCAAAAGGAAAATCGCAGTCAAAGTCAACATCATATTCACCCGCCGCCTGTGTAGTAGGAACGAATGAAAGTGTTGTTGCCTTCACCCATTCGGGCTTGTCTGTTACAACCGCAAATTCGGTCTTCAGGTAACTTTCGCTGTTTAGGTATTCGCTGTTTGATGTACCTATCAGCCAGCATTCCATGTAATATCCGTTGCAGTACAATTTGCCCTTCTTATTCGCAAGCACATCTTTTTCAATTATTTCATAGGCTCTGTTTCTTGCCTGTCTTGTCTGCTGACCTGATGCCGACAGGAACAAAACAGGTAGTTTTTTTGTGACAATGCCCCTTGTAAAACCTGTGATTTTTTCGTTTACACTCTCATAACCCCATTGATAATCACGCAAATCATTGTAAAAAGCAAAGATGCCTTCTTTGCCGAAATACAGCGTTTCGCCGTAATTGTTCAAATAGTAAAATTTATCAAGCATATTTCTTCACCAGCCTTGCAAGTTCTCTTTCATCAAATTCAATGCCCATTGTCTGAAGCGCTGCAACAACCTTTTCATATATTGTGCGGTCAATATTGATAATCGCCGCAAGTATCTTTTCAAGCGTTGTATTTGCATTTGCGTTTGACTCCGCAACCGCCGCTTTAATCATTGTCATCAGGCTGTTTGTGCCGACTACCGTTTCACTTCCTGCTTCACCTGCGCCCATAGGCTGACCCTTCGCATTGACACCGAAAATTGTCGGTTTTTCAAGGATCATACCGTTGTCCATAGCCTTCGCATACCATTCAATGCTTAATTTCGGTATAGAACCTTCAAGCAAATCTGATACCTTCCAGCCGCTGGGTGAAATGCCGAAATGCGGCAGCTTAATATCAGGAAATTTCAGTTTTAATTTCTCAAACATACCCTTGATTGCACCAATACCCTTCTTCACAATGCTTTTTGCACCGCTGATGACTGTATCAATCTTGCTTTTGATGCCGTCAAAAACATTCGTGACTGCCGTTTTTGCCGCATTCAACGGTGTTGATATAGCATTCTTGATTGCATTGAACACATTTGTCACATTCGTTTTGATGTTATGAATACGGGTTGCAATAAAGTCTTTTATAGCAGTAAAAACCGTTGTAACAACATTTTTGATTGCGTTAAATATAGGAGTCAAGAAATTCTTGATTGCGCCCCACACCGTATTCCATACGGATTTAATCGCATTCAGCACCGTTGATATAACCGTCTTGATGTTGTTTATTGCGTTACTGATAAAGGTTTTTATTGCATCAAAGGCAGCGAACACATATTCTTTGCAATTTTCCCAAATGAACCTGAAGGGCAATGTTATAATCTGAAACGCCGCTGAAATGATGCTTGCAATAAACTGAAATGCAGCCGAAATTGCATTGCTTATTTGATTCCAGATTTCAACTACCTTGTTCCACAAGCCTGTAAAAAAGTTCACAATCGGGTCAATGATGTATTCTTTGAACCACCCTGATACAGCACCCCAAATTTGCTGAATTACGCCCCAAATACTTGAAGCAAACTGCCCGAAATTGTCAATGACCTGCTGCAAACCTGATAACAATTGCGGTATTGACTGAATTATACCTGTTATCAAGGCTTCAATGATTACGGGCGCAGCTTCTACGATTTGACTTGCAATTTCAGGAATCGCAGCAACCAACGCCATGAACAGGGTGATTGCCGCCTGTATCAATGCCGTTATCGTTGATTGATTTGTCAAAAATGCTATAATTGAATCCGTTATTTGCGGCAATGCATTGACCAATTCAAGCCCGATTTGCATTACTGCATCTAACACATCAGGCAAAATATCAAGCAAAATATCAATCAATTCAGGCAATGCAGCCACCAAACCGTGCAACAGGTCTTCAGCCGCAACAAGCAACTGCGGCAAAAGTTCACGCAGCACAGGCGGAATCTGCGGCAAAATACCCTGTATCAATTTCGGCAATTGACCGAAAATTGTTGTAATACGGGGCAATAATAATTGCAGAAGATTGATGGCGTTATCAAGAACATTTGAAAGTAGCGTATCAAAATCCTGACTGTCATCCGTAAGACCGACAAGCAGATTTTGCCAAGAAGCCTTTAATGATGACAAAGAACCCTGAATTGTTGTTGAAGCTTCTTTTGCCGTTGTGCCTGTAATGCCCATTTCGGTTTGCACAATGTGTATAGCATCAACAACATCTGAATAACTGCTAATATCAAATTTTTGACCGCTTAACTTTTCAGCATCAGAAAGAAGCCTTTGCATTTCTTCTTTCGTGCCGCCGTAACCTAATTTTAGGTTGTCAAGCATCGTGTAATTTTGCTTTGCAAAACCCTGATATGCGTTTTGAATAGATTCCATAGATGAACCCATTTTGTTCATATTATCTGACATATCGGTAACTGCAAGGTCTGCTTTTTTTGCCGCCGCTGCTGTATCGCCGTTCAGGCTCTGCAATAACGCCCCTGAAAAACTTGTGACAGTTTCCATATAATCGTTTGCAGAAAGTCCCGCTGTTTTGTATGCGTTGTTTGCATAATTCAAAACAGTATCGGCACTATCTTTGAAAAGCGTTTCAACACCGCCGACTAACTGTTCATAATCTGCATACGCATCAACAGCCTGTTTTGTAATCGCAACAACCGCACCTGCACCAGCCGCCAAACCTGTCGCAATAACCTTGCCGACCTTCAGCGCTGCTGAACCGATTTTTGAAAACGCTCCTGATAATTTACCCTTTGCGCCTTCAGCTTTGCCCGTTGTTTCGTCAATAGCATCATTTGCTTCTTTGTTTCGTATAGCAAGGGTTGCAAATAATTTGAATAATTCCATTCAATCAACCTCCGCTTTTGCGGGGGTCAAACCCCTGTAACATAGATTTTGAATTATTGACCGTTGCTTCAAAATCATCAGGTGTCATTTCTTGCGGTTCGTCAATTTCAGCCTTTTTGAAATCGTCAAAACTTTGATTGAAGACCTTGTGCAAATAGAATTCCCACGCCCTGTCTTCTGATACGCAGCCCCATATTTCATCAATGCCTTGCGTGAACAAACCGTTTGAAATTAAAGTGTCTAAAAAAACAAAAGGGCTTGCATATCTACTGAATAGCAAGTCCATGAATTTAATTAAACCTACTTGATGAATTTTGAAACAACCGAAATAAAATCCCCCAGTTCTTCTTTTTTGAAGAAATTGATGATAATATCTGCAAAATCGGCGGGAGGCATTGTGCGCAGGTCATCTTCTGTCAAATCTGTTACTGAAGCAAGAAATGTAAAGATTTCTGCTTCGCATTTTTGCATATTTGCAAAGACAACACCTGCAATATCAAAAGCAACGCTTGCACCAAGCGCCATGATTGCACTTTTGTTCTTCTTGCCGCCCTGCGCTGCAAACACAGCAAGGTTTTGTGTGTCAAGGCAACTTTTCAGTTCCCTGATGCCGATTTTTGAAATGATATTACACACAGGAAAAATATCTGTTGATGTCAACTGTCTGAATGTATATTTTGTCATAGCGGTTTAACCCCTTTCATAATAAAAAAATGATTAGTTTGAAGACGGATAATAAATTTCAACAGGCAAGGTATCAAATGTGCCTTCATCTTCAAGGTCTGCATTGCATTCAAAGGTTGCAGCAAGCGTTCCCGCTTCTTTGTTCTTGCCTTCAAGTTCAAAGCCTGATGTGCAAAGCGCATTGTGCATAATGACAATGATTTTCTTGCCTTCAAGCGTTTCACCGACAAAACCGATATTGTCCCAGTAATCACCTGTTTCAATGTCAGGCTTCGTTGTAATTTTCGTATATGTGCTGTCTTCTGTTACCGTGCTTTGACCGATAACAGCAGCCTTTATCAGCTCTGTTTTGATTTCGGCAAAATTGATTTCCATTTGTGCGGCTTCGCCCGTCTTCTTGTGAAAGCCCTTTGTTTTGACAAGCACACCATCAACTTCAACCGTTGTAACTTCAGGCGTAACAGAAAACTTTGAACCGCCAGCCGTTGCGCCGACAATACTTTCTTCAAAGTTCCATGAACCCGTCGCACCGCTTGTGCCAGCGGTATATGCAAGGTTCTTGTGAATAGTACCCGCACCGAACATAATATTTTTCGGTGTGCTTGAAGTAACGCCATTTCTACCTGCTTTACTCATTGTTCACACTCCAATCTTTAAGTGATAAAGTTATTTGAATTCTTTTCAATTCTGCATCATCTTGCGCTATAACAGTAGAAGCGGCAAAGGTAATTGAAATACCGCTGCCGCTTTCTGATATGCACCTAAAATCTGCAAAATGTTGTTTGATTTTTTCGCTGATTTTCAACAAATCAAAGACTTCACCCCGTGTAAAACCGTTCAGGAAGAAGGTACCCGATTGATAGCCGTTTTCGTCAGCAAAATCATCTGTGCTTATTTCGCCGACAAAATACGGGTATTTCACCGTGCCTTGCCACCTGAAAAACTTATAGTTCACGCCGATTTTTCGCAGTTCGTCTTTAATGACATTCAGCGCTTCTGTTATCATTTAAAAACACCTCCAAACACTTCTTTAAACCCTGCCTTCAGCGCACCCTCCACGCTTTTACAGGCATAGTATAAAGCCCTTGAAGGTGTTTTGCCGTAAGTGAATACCTTTTCGCCCTTTTCATTCGTATAAACCCAGCCGCCTTTTCTGCCGTTGCCTTCAAGTGCGTATTCACCCGTGCCGAATTCTTCCCATATTGCATTTTCATCAGGTGAACCGACCTTTGCTTCAAGGTCATCACCTTTTGACTGCAAATAATAATTGAAAGACCGCTTTGTTTTGCCTGTTTTAACCCTTGTCAGGTCACGCACAGCATCACGCAGTATTTCAGCAGACTGAACAAGCCATGTTTTTTGCGCATCAGCAATCGCCCGTTTTATAACCTTTGCGTTGTTCGTGAATTCAATTTTGAAATCAGACATTCGCATCACCGCCTGTAAACTTCAAGTACAATTCAAGGTGTTTGTGTAACCCCATAGGATCATCAAGATAAAGCAAATCATACTTCAGACCGTCAATCACAACCCTTGCTTTTTCGCTGTTGATACTGAAGGTATCGTCAGCAGATTGTGTCTGAATGGCAACACCTTCATTATCTGTTATCTTCTTGTCATCAGTATCAAGAAGAAAGTGCAACTTGTTCAGGTTCGCATAATCGCAAATAAAAATATGCGTTGTTTCTTCGGTCTTCGCACTGAAGGTTGTGTACTTGCTGCCGCCGCCGCTAAAGTCAAGAAATCCTTTCAGCTTTGCAGCGTTCACCCAAGAAGGCACAACCTCCCCAATTTCGTTTTCGTGCGCTTCGTCATAAATCTGAAGAAACGCAAAAATGTTACCGCTTATCTTTGACATAATCAAAATCTTGCCTTCACATACGGCTTCAAGAAGCCTAACAGCGCAATGGGGTATCCCATAGCGGTGTTTGATGCGTCTTGATTGAAATATGTGACTGAATGCCTTGAAATCGTTTCAGACTGCACACCTGTTTTGTCCCTGTTTTCAATATCCCACTTCAGAAGGTTGATGCACCCTTCAATTACATCATCAGGGTATTCAACCTTTGTAATTAGATTTTGTTCGCAGGGGTACAATGTGCCATCACACTTCACACAATCGTCAATTTCTGTGATTTTATATAATCCCTGATTGATTGACTGCGTTATCTGCAATGTGTCATTTACGGCAATATAAGGGCTTGTGAAAAGTAATAAATTTTCATCTGAAGGTGCAACAAAGCGAATTGCCCTGTTTTGAAAATTGTTGTTTGTGTAGGCTCTGATTGCCTGTTCAATCGCTTTCATCTTTCTTTCAAGTGAAGCATCAGTCAATTCAGTTTCGCCCATCTCTTTCTTTAATTCAGCAATACTGATTATCAAATCAACACCTTCTTTCAAAAAAATAACCCACCGCATTCACGGTGGGTGTGATTATGATGCTGCAACCGCAAGAAACTTTGCAACAACAACCTTCGCTGCATTCGTGAGCGCAACACCGTAATACTTGCAAGCGGTAATATCGGTAATCTGCTTCTTCGGGAACCACTCTGTGTCAACGGTGGTATCCTTCTTCAAAAAGATTGTAAGTGCGGGAAGTTCATCTTCGGTGTACTCTGTTTCGGGGCTGTCGGGTTCAATCTTGATAATCGGATTTGCATAGTATTCAGCAGATGCAGCGTTCACCTTATCGCCTACCTTTAAGGCAGTAATGCAGTAAGGCTGAATGCTTGCAAGGTGCTTGTTTGTGCTGGTTTCGTTTGCGCTGTCGGCAACAATAGTAATAGAACCACCCGTTGCCTTTTCGTACTTAACAAGCACAACTTTCTTCGACTTCTTAACCCAAGCGCCAGCAACCTTGCCGATTGCGCCCTTGACTGCAACACCGCCCGTAAATTTATCAGCGGAAAGAAAATCAGGGTCAACAAGCATCTGTGTTTCCTGATTAGGATGAATGAAAAGCACCTTTTCAATTTCATCTTCTTCATCTTCAAACTTGCCGTTTGCAGCAACAACACCCTTGTAGCCGATAATGCCAGCGGTGCCATCGTGAACATTGTTTGAAGTGTATGCAGCGGTGATGCAATCGCTGTCAACCTTGCCGATAACAGCCTTTGCAAGCTGCGTTTCAGCCTGACCAACAGGGTTGCCGTGACCGCTGTTCACAGCCTCCTGCGTAATAGAAACAGACTTCATTGCCTTCTTGACAGTAAATTGTGTGCTTGATGCCGTAAGTTTGGTGGGCGTAATCTCTGCGCCTTCTGCAACTTCTTCAGCATCACCGATATAGTTCCAGCAAGGAACCGTCTTTGTGTCACCTGCAACACCGACAAGCGTGGTGTCAACCTTCGCATACGGGGTGATTTTTGCAAGCGCATCAATCTTCGCATCAATAGCGGGACCCATTACTTCGGGGTTGATAATATCAGACATCATTGTAACTGACATAATAAATACCTTCTTTCTTTAAGAATTCATAATTTCATTGAATTTTTCAGGGTTTTCCTGATAAAATTTGTTGCGTTCAGGATACGGCATAGAAAGCAATTCTTTCTTCGTGATGCCCTTGCTTTTGTCATCTTCTTCAGGCAACTTCTTTTCGGCATACTTCTTGCCCGAATCCGAACCGCTAAACTGCTGGGCATACTGCGTTTTAAGGCTTGAAATTGTGTCATCAATGCCTTTGATTTTGCCGTCTTCGCCCATTTCAACCTTGCCCTTCTGCTTAACCTTGAACATTAGGTAATCAACATCAACCGCACCCGCTTCCGTCAGGGCATTACGCAAAGCATTGTCAGTCTTTGTTGCCGCCAGTTCGTCAGTCAGCTTTGTGATTTCGGCTTCGTATTCAGTAACCTTCTGCTGCAAGCCTTCATCACCCTTGTTTGACTTTTTCAAATCTGCAATTGTCTGCTGCGCAGCCTGAAGCTGCTGCTGGAGATTGCCCTTTTCGGTTTCAAGGTCTGAATACTTGTTTTTGCTGGTGTATTCGCCTGAAGCAAGGTTGCCGATTTTCACCTGCTTATCCTTGTTCGCTTCATCAGCATTGTAAGCATTCACCTTTGCTTCAACCTGTGAATAAAGGTCATCACCCAAAATTGCCTTCAAAAAGTCCATAAAACCTACCTTTCTGCCTTTTCGTTTTTATATGCGGTGTCTTCCGCTAAAGGCGCAACAGTTTATATCTCATATTGCAGGAGTAATATTTGACAGTTTATATCCCGTGTCAAGGGGTGAAATATATGAAAAAAGCACCCTGTTTTCACAAGATGCTTCATTCAACATTATTAAATTTGAGCATAAGAAAAGCGCCCGTAATCAGGCGCTTATAATAAACCTTTTTCTTTCAATTTGTTGTAACACCATCTGATGTCTTCAAAGCATTCTGTTTCAGCTTCTTTGTCAGTAAAGACATCATCAAAAGACCGCTGCACAAAGACTTCATCAAAGTAATAATCAACTTCATCAATCATTGCCTTTGAAATGTTGTCCTTTTCAATCTCATATACTGCAAGCGAAATGACAATGCACATTCGGTAATCTTCACGGGTTGTTGTATTCTGATAGAACCAACTGTTTTCCCATGTGCTTGCTTCTTCACCGTCAATCAGGTATTTTGTTTTTGCGGATTGTATATCGGCTTTGAAATCAGCATAAAGGTTTAATTCTTCTTGCTTCTTTGCCTGTGCTTCCATACATCACCCTCCACTTTCTTATTTGATACAGCATTGACCTTTACACCGTATTTTTCAGCAAATTGCCGCATTACGCCTTTGCAGCTGTCGCACATACCCCTTTCAGAAAGCAATGTGATTTCATCAAAGGGGTGTTTTTCGTATTGCGCCGCAAGGTATTCAAACAGCTTTGCTTCGGAATCATAATATGTGTGTTTGCGTATTGACCCATCACTTTTGCGAACATCAATATATTTGAATTGCCTTTTGTCAGATAACGGCACACAAATATGTTTGCCTTTGTATTTGCCTGTTTCTGCAACAGCATCAATTTTACTGTGCGCAAGAAACAGTTTGTCTTTCTTCTTGCCTATATACACACCAGCAATATTGCCTGAAGTTTTATACTTGCTTGTGAAATTTGTGCGCTTTTCGGTTATTATCTGCCTGTCAAGGTCAAGTATTTGTTTCGGTGTCAGATGTCCGCTGTCAATCTTGTATTGATTGACAATTCTATACTTCTTTTGAAGGTCTTTCCATACATCAGGCGTTGCATATTTCATTTCATAGAAATCTTGCAAATTGTCAGGTGCAATGCCCTTCAGGACTTCATTATATCTCCTGAATTGCTCCCTGTCAACAGAAGATGCAGCCTTTTCAGCCCTGACCTTGCGCACCCTGTCAGGGTCATTCAAATACTTTTCTTTGAATTCGGCATAATTGCTGCATTCTATTATTTCACCCGTTTCATTGTCACGCCGTAATTTGTTGCCGCCAGCCTTGACATACCAGCGGGGCAATTCAACCATATCACAACGGCAATTGCAGCGTTCAGAAGCGGGTGCATTCGGGTCATGGGGGTACATCAGACCGTTTGAAAACGGGTCTTCAATTTCTTGCCACTCTTTATCAACCTTCTGATGCGACTCCCTTGTTTTGCCGTCAAGAACAGACCGCCAAACCTTTACAACATCAAGCCCTGACGATTTCGCAGCCCTTGCAAAGTCCATGTCTGCTTCGCATTGAATTCTGCCGCCTTCTGTTCTTGCAATTCTTAACGCCCTATACATTGATGACTGCCCCAAATTGCTGATATTTCGGGCAATTTCAGTATATGACAAATCTGTTGAAAAGCCCCGCTGTATTTCTGATATGACATCACGCTTCAACTGCGCCGTGTCAACATCAATTCGTTCAGCAAGTTTGACATCTTCGCTGACCGTTTCTACCGCCTTTACAACCTGTTCTTGATTTAACGGTGCAAAAAAGCCTTCGCCTACCCCTTGAAGGGCGTATGCTGACCCAACAAAGCCTGTTTCATAGCATTTCGCAAGGTAATCAGTAATTGTTATGTAGTTTTCAGTTTTCAAAACATCAAGAAATGCTGAAATCTGCCGTTCAAGGTTCTTTTGATATTCAATTTGATATATCCTTGACTGCGTTTCAGGTAATGCCTGTAATGACCTGATGTTCCGCTTCACATCAGCAAGCGCCCGTGTGTAATTCTTTGTCAATGCATCAATTATACTCTGTTCATTGTCAATATTGATTTTCAGCAGTTCTTTTTCACGGTCAGTCATCTTCACCGCCGCCTTCGCTTTCTGTCGGTTCGTTTGCAAGCGCTTCACTTGCCGCATTCAAATCAAGCGGGTTTTTCGGCAGCTTGTCTTTGATTTCTTCATAATCAATTTCAAGAATATCACAAAGCGCCTTCATCAGGGTTTCATCATCAAACTTTGATGCAACCGCAAGAAGCGTGTTGATGATTATTTGCTTTGTCTCTGCTTTCGTCTTTTCAATGCTTGCGTTGTCTGCCGCATTCGTGATAACTTCGGGTTTGATATTGAAATATACATCTGATGCCTTGTAGGCGGTGTCATTGTCATTGTTTATTTCATCAATAACAACCTTCACAATCTTCTTCAAAAATGCCTTCAGGCGCTTGGCAAGTTTGTTGCACTTCAGGTCAAGCAGCGCATACCTTGATTTGATGACAACATTTGTGATGTTGCCGTCACCGATTTGTGAAGAATTGAAGCCCATGCCGAACCTGTAAATGTTCTTGTCATCAAGTTCAAGTTTTGCCAGCCTTGCCTGATACGGTATATCAACCGTCTGAATATCAATGCCACCGTCAGGTTCAACACCGATAATCTTTTTTGTCTTCAGGTTCGTTTGCAGTTCGTCAAGGTTATCACCCTGAAAGCCTTTGACAATGTGTATCGGTGTATCAAAATCAACAAGGTTATTTGACAGACCGCAAGCCATCATATCATAATCATCAATCAGCGCTTTAATCGGCTTCAGGTGACTTGTCTTTTGACGGCAGCTGTCAAGCCTGAAGAAGGGAATGAACCCGAACCCGTCATAATATGTTGCAGGGTCATTTTCCTTCTTGTAAAGGATGTGAGGTCGGGGGTTGATTTTTTCGTCTTTGTCAAGTTCAATTTTGCCTTCACCATCAGTCACATAATAATATGTCTGTTGGTCATCCCAAACCTGAATGCGCTTGATTGTCTTGTTTGACTTCGCAATGCGGTCTGTGTACCAGTAAATAACATTTTCGGTGTTTGTGTCGGTATCTTTTGCCCTGACTTCAACAACACCCATTGCCTGTGCAAACTGAAAAGCAATTCTTTTTTTGGTGCTCTTGTATGCGTACATATAACCGAACCCGCCTTTGCAGGTGTCGGTCAGCGTGTCACTTAATTCAGCAATGAATTCTTCATCAAAGTATTCATCAAGAAAGCCTTGCAGTTCAGGATCATCAGAAGCAACCAGCGGTTCATCACCTGACAAGATGTACTGCACACACTGGTCAACAAGTTCAGTAAAGAATTGATGACAGATTTTGATGTTGCTGCGGGTCTTGTCTTCAACCAGTTCACCGTCTGCATTGTAATAAAAAATGCGGCTTTTCTGAATATCGTGTTTCCCATCATAATAATTGTGACCTTCTTCTGCCGCAAGTTTCAAGGCGCTTTGCTTGTCTTCGTTTATTAAATTTAGGATTTCGCTTTCGTTCAGCATTGAAATCACCCCTTTATATCAACCATTTTGTCTGTCTGATGTATTTTTCAAGCCCGTAACGCATTGAGTCCATAAGGTGGTTAAAGTCATCAATCGGCACATTCAGCTTGTTGCCGAATTTGTCTTTTGCCCAACTGTAATTGCTGACTTCGGTTAAAAAGTTTACACAGCGGGGGTGTATGATGATTTCAAAGTCCTGTATGTACTGAATGCCGTTGTTGATGCTGTCTTTGCCCTTTTTTGCGCCTGTAATGCGCATACCGTAACCCCGCAATTCGTCAATGCTTTTCGGCTCTGCGGAATCACCTGTGAAGCGGTCTTTGTTATAACCCATCCTTGTGATTTCTTCGTATATGCGCCGATTTGACAAGCCCTTCTTGTATAGTTCATCATACACATATATTTTTTTGTTTGCTGTGTCTATAAAGCCGATAAAGGCGGCGGTGGGGTCATTCGTGTAACCGAAATCAAGCCCGAACCCGTCTTCTATATTGTCAAAGAACACAACCGCTTCTTCGGGTTTTTCTTCAAGCGCTTCAAACGCTTCTTTTGTCATCAATCTGAAGGGCATTTCCTTCCAGTTCTCATACACAAGCCCGTCTGTTATGCCCCAGCCCCCTAAACCTGCAACAGCGTATCGGCGGGGGTTGTTCTTCTTCATATTTTCAAAGACCTTCAAATCTGCGGCATCAAGAAATTCATTGCAGGTGTAGTTCGTTGTCATTGCAAGAATTTCACCGTCTTCTGATATGTCGGTCTTGCGCTCTCTGTATATAGGCTTGCCAGCGGTGTCATAGCCTGTCACTTCATCAAAAAAGCGGTGCTTCAAAAAGTGCCGTTCATTCCACGGGTTGAAGGTGATTGTGATTTGTTTGAAAAGCGGTGCGGGTATTTCACCCCTGATGCTTTCATCAATCATATCAAAATCAGTTTCATCAAATATTTCATACGCTTCTTCAATCCACGCCCAGCACAAATAGCCGACTTCAACTGTGATTGATGTTATCTTCAGCGCATCATCAAGACCCCTGAATAGTATTTTTTGTCCCGTTTTAACATTCGTGATTTCAAGGGGGTTTTCTTTTGCAACCCATACACCCTGAAGCCCCAGCCTGTTGACCGCCCACTTCAAATCGGTAAAGCAGCTGTCTTTCAATGTGCGGTATGTTTTACGAATAACAAGAAGATTTGCGCCGCTGTATTTCGCCTTCGATAAATGACTGATGTACCACAAAGCCGTTGTCTTTGATTTCTTTGATGCTCTGCTGCCTTTGCAAACCCTGTACCTGCCTTTGAAATTCCAAAAGACCTTGTACCCGCCGCC